TTGACATTGCTGGATTTGTCGATGAAAGAGGCTTGAAAATAGCCGCTTCCGGTAGAAAAATGATAATTCCAAAAGAATTACAATTTACTGCTGAGAGAATCATGAAGTCTCCAATGAGAGTTGGAACTGCCGACAATGACATCAACGCAATTAATAACATGGGTATGGTTCCTGAAGGTTACAGAGTTAATAACTTTTTAACTGACACTGATTCATACTTCTTGTTAACGGATATCCCTAACGGATTAAAAATGTTCGTTAGATCTCCTATCAAAACTGCGATGGAAGGTGACTTCGATACTGGCAACATGAGATTTAAAGCTAGAGAAAGATACAGCTTCGGTTGGTCAGACCCTAGATGTATATTTGGTAACGGAAACTTACCAACTAGCTAATAAATACAACTAGTATTACTTAAAAGGGGCGGTGTTCACATCGCCCCTTTTTTTATGTATAATCAAAACACCTAGAAAAATTAATTTGTTGTGTAGACTGGCTAGGCAGACGGTATAGAGACTACATGACTAAGGCTATACACAAAGGAGAATATTATGGCTTCAACAACTTTTTCTGGCCCAATAAAAGCTGGAACAATAAGAAACACAACTGGAACAACTGTTGGTACTAATGTTGCTAACGTAGGTTCTGTAGTAATGTCACAAACTGACACAATTGCATTTGGAGACACAACTGATAAATCTTTGTCAATTGTTATTCCTGCAAACTCTCAAATCGTAGACATTAAAGTTCTTGTAACAGAACCTTTTGATGCAGGTACTACAAATACATTAGACATTGGTATTGTAGGAAACTCTGATCTTTATGTAGACAATGCTGCGGTAGGAACTGCGGGTGATGCTGCATTAGGTGATACTGCTTTAGTAAACAACTGGACAGACACTGGAACATCAGATGTAAAACTTGCTGCGAAGTATCTTCAATCAGGTACTGCTGCGACGCAAGGTGCTGCTAGAATCGTTGTATCATATGTACAAGACAATAATTTAAGTTAATAATTAAAATAGTGGCTCCTTCGGGAGCCACAAATTAAGGAGAACAGTATGGGCTTTAAAAGCGATATACAAGCAACTAGAGTAGCAGGAACTGCATCTGGTACTGCGGTGATAGCACCTCCAGTAAGATTAAGAGGTATCATTGTAGCATCTAGTGGTGCAGGCGCTGGTCTAATAAATCTAAATACAGAAGCTTCTTCAGGTGGAACAAATTTACTTACAGTAGACGTTCCTCAAGGAGATGTAATTAACTTTTCACTTCCAGAAGATGGTATTTTATTTCCTCAAGGAGTTTATCTTTCAACAGCAACTAATATTACTGCTGTAACTTTGTTAACAGATAAATTTTCAGGACCTAATCTTACTACTACTAATAAATAGTAATTCATGGATAGTTATTACGCTGATATATTAGGTTTTTCAAAAGGTGGCATGCCACCTCGTAATAAAAAGAATTTCCGTTCCACAAAAAGTGGAGCGGGAATGACTCAAGCTGGAGTCATGGCTTACAGAAGAAAAAATCCTGGAAGCAAATTAAAAACAGCAGTCACTGAAGATAAACCAGGACCAAAAAGAGCAGCAAGAAGAAAATCATTTTGTGCTAGAAGTGCTGGACAAATGAAGATGTTTCCAAAAGCAGCAAAAGACCCTAATTCTAGACTAAGACAAGCTAGAAGAAGATGGAAGTGCTAGAAAAAATTTACTGGTCTATTTTAGAAATAGTCTTGTATGTTATAATGGCAGTATTGTTTTTAACAACAATCTTAATAATAGGAGCGAAAACAATGTTTGATAAATACTTTATGAAATTTTTAGAGGCAATTGATAATTTTTTTAATAAAATTTGGAAGTGGTTTAAGCGAAAAAAGTAATGAACGGAAATACTTGTAAACATTGTGACCATGATTGTCACTGTGAAGCCGACAAGATAAAAGCAGAACACTATTCTCCATTAATGGAGTTATGTGGTTGTGAAAAATGTGAGCATGAAATTTTAAGTGACGAAGGAGAGTGCTTATCATGCCAATAAGGGAGGGTAATAGGATGAACTATTATTTTACGGGTTGGTTAATTATTGGAATGTTGTGGTTGGCTTATTGTGGTGGCCCTCAATGAAAAAACCATTAACGATATCGGAAGAGGCATCCGTGCAGATGCCAATGAAGACGGTTGCCAGTTTGATCGCGCTTGTCGCAATAGGAACGTGGGCCTATTTTGGTTTAATTGAAACACAGAATCAACATCATACTAGACTGCAATTAATGGAATCTGATGTTCAAGATAACACAGAGTTTAGAATTAAATGGCCAAGAGGTTTGATGGGTTCGTTGCCCGCTGATTCTGAGCAGTTCATGCTTATCGAAGATTTGTATAAACAAGTAGAAAAAATGCAACAAACACAAGAAATGAACATGACAAACAAAGTTAATATAGAATTTTTAATGAAACAATTAGATAAGGCTCAAAAAGATATAGAAAAATTAAAAGACAAACAACGGGAGTTTGCTAATGGAAACGGTAATTACTAGTGTAGTTGCTCTCTGTATGTTTATAGCAGGTGAGCTAAAAGAACATAGAATACAACAATCAATGAGTGATTGTTTGAAAGGGAAAAGACTTGCAGAACGTGATATAAATGTTAATGTTCAGTATATGTGCGGGAAGGTAGAAGCAGAACTTGAATCAAACATTGATGGATCAAAGTCTATTAAAAAAATTACTACAGCGAAATGAACCTTTCCCGAAATTTCACTCTTCAAGAGCTAATTAAATCGGATACTGCTGTACGATTAGGGGTGGATAACAATCCTAATGCCAATCAAATTGAAAAATTAAAATTACTGTGTGAAAATATTCTTCAACCCGTACGGGATCACTTTGGGCCTGTGACCGTGACCAGTGGATTTCGTACCCCAGACCTATGTCTTAAAATAGGTAGCTCAATTACTAGCCAACATTGTAAAGCTGAGGCTTGTGATTTTGAATGCCCAGGAAAAGATAATGCTGAAGTTGCCGATTGGATTTATAAGAACCTTGATTTTGATCAAATGATTTTAGAATTTTATGTTCCAGGAGAACCTAACAGTGGATGGGTACATTGCAGCTATGTTAGTGAAAAAGGTAGAAAACAATTCTTGAGAGCTTTTAAAGAAGATGGTAGAACTAAATACAAACCAATTATAGGAAAAGCAGTAGATTTAGTATGAGTGTAGTGAAAAAAAATATTGTTATTCCTTTTTCAGAATGGTTTTTACACTTCGAAGATTTACAATTAAATAATGATCTAATTGTAAATGAACTTAAAAATTTAACATATGATTCTTGTGAGAATAATTTAAATATTCAAAATATTATTAAATCTTATATGTCAAAAAATACAAATATTTTTTCAACACTAACAAATGGAAATTTAATTAAACAAAAATTTAAAGATATAATTAAAGAGGGAATTAAAGATGTTGGAATAAATCAAGATTTTGATATTCAATCAAATTGGTCTACCTTAGTTAAAAATAAAGGTTTTTCAGAAATTCACTACCATGCCAATTATTGGTTAAGCGCTGTATACTATCCATCAGGAACTTTAGAAGATAATATTAAAATAGAGTTTTTCAGACCACAAATTTTACCATGGGATGTAAATAATAAAGATACTGATAGTTTCTTTTTAAATAATTTTTGTAGGGTAAATATAAAAAAAGGTGATTTAATAGTTTTTCCCAGTTATTTAAGACATAGAGTATTTTATTATTTTGGAGACTTAGATAGGTATTCAATTGCAATGAATATTCATCCTATTGGAAAAATTGGTAGAAATGATAGTATAATTACGTTTTAAACTTAAATTATTTAAAAAAGGACTTAATTAATTATGGCAATATCTAGAGGTCAAATGACAAAACAAATCGATGGTCAATTAAGAGGGGCTAGAAAAAAGAAAGCTCCAAAAGGTTATCATTACATGCCTAACGGTAGATTAATGAAAGACAGTGCCCACAAGAAAAAGAAATCAAATAGCTAAAAACCTAAGGTCTTCAAAGTTTAGGCAAAAAGTGGTACAATCCAAGAAGCTATACAACCGTCAAAAGGAGAAGTTACAATGCCGTTGAACAAGCGTGGTAAGAAAATAATGAAATCCATGAAAGAGCAATATGGCTCTAAAAAA